CCGCGGCCACTTCAGTTCCACCAGCACGGCCCTCATCCTTCCAGTCCCGATACCGCTGTGCCTCCTCCTTCATCCCATCAGTGGGCATCAGGTCGATCTCTTGCCCTTCGATCGTTGCCATCAATCCTCAGGCGCCTCGGTCGGATCCTCAAGCACTGATTCCTCCTCGTACTCCTCCTCCTCAATCGGGGCCTCAGTCTCCTCAAATGCCGGCACCGCACCCATCCCCAGTGGCGCCTGCACTGCGCCGCCTTCCGTCACCTCGCTCGGGTCCGTATCCGTCACGATGTCCATCTCATCAAGCATCGCCAGCTCAGCCTGACGCGCCACCAGTACATCCTCAAGATCGCCGCCCTGCTCAGCAATCACCTGGCCCAGTGTCTTGAAGCCACACCGCACTGCTGTCTTGTAGGCATCCACCTCACGCTGCGGATCCACCCACTCCCAGCTGCGCGGCACCCAGCGGCTAGCACGATAGCGATCAGGATTGGTCTCATACCCAGGCAGGCTCAGCGCACCGCTCAGCACCGCCATATCAAGCCAGTTGTCAAACACCTGCTGGTGGAAGTTCTCGATCATGTACCGCTGCAACACGCGATAGGTGTCGCGCTCCTCAAGCAAGCTCAGTCGGCTGCTGCTGTAGTTGCTCTCTGAGAAGTTCTTGCTGATGCTCTCAAAGCTGACGCCAACGCCAGCAGCAACAGCACGCAGCATCGAACGGGTGAATGGCTCCAGTTGGCCGTCAGGGCTGTTCAGGTCCGGCACCGTCACGCTCTCGCCGGGCTGGAGATACTTGAACACACCAGGCTGGAACTCACTCACCCGCTCGCCTTCATACACCTCATCGCCAACCAGCTCACCCTCAGGGCTCGTGATGAATCCCATCAGCGCACTGCTGGCCCGGGCACGCACCACCTCGGCCTCCTCATAGCCCTGCAACATGTGCAGCCGCATCAGCGCCGACGCAAACCAGGTCACGCCCCTGGTCTGACCAGGCCGCTCAGGCATGAACAGATGGATCACCTCATCAGCAGGAACACGGATCCGCCGGCCATTCGTCCGCGCATTGCCCGCGTAGGTATCACCCGGATGGTTGGCATAGAAGTGATATGCCTGCGGTCTCAGGTACTGATCAACCTCGATACCCATCCGCACCGTGTTGCCATCACGCGCCTGAGGCACATCATCATCAATCAGGTAATCAGCCTCCAACACCTGCAATGCAAACGGCACTTTGCTATCGCCAAACGGGCGGCGGATCATTCTGATAAACACCTCACCAGACTCAGCCAGTGACCGCACCAGCAGGCGCTCGATGTCATGGAAGCCAAGGATGCCGCTCACATCACAGCGGCTCTTGTGCATCCATTTCTCCCATGCCTCATGGATCTGACCGTTGATGGCCTCATCCAACCGGCCACCACGCAGCATCCGCACCTGACCCTGGTGCCTGATGCCATGCCCGATCACGTTGTTCTGGATGGCCCGCAACGCTTGGCGCGCATAGTCGTTGTCACGGCACAGCTGCCGCGCACGGTTGCGCAGTGCCTTGAAGCTCGACTTGATCTCGCTGTCGGCGCTCGTGCCGCTTGTCACCCAGTCAGCAGTCAGCCTGCTAACGCGCGCACCCTGGTACGCACGCTGCCGTTGCTTGACAGGCTCAAAGCCCATCGCCTTGAACAGTCGAGTCCGCAGTCCCATCTCAGAACCTCACAAACAGATTGTGCGGATTGCCAAGCCCATTGGCGATCAGCTCCGCCATCTGTTCACGCTTCACTTCAGCCTTCAGTTTAGATTCCAGCGCCATCAGGTCATTCAAGCTGTAACGGCTCAGGCTCCTCCCCGCAATGCTGTATTGCTGCACCGCACCGCCACTGATCAGCGATCGGATCGCAGCCTGCACTGCGTCCAAATCCTTCTGCGTTTGCGTCCGTCCATCAACCGCACCAGGCGTGCCCGCATAGCTCAGCGCCGCCAACACCGTCAGCTGGCCGCTGCCCAGTGTCACCACTGAGCCGGTCTTGCTAGCGATCGCCTGCCAATACCAAGTGCCCGCATCAAATCCTGCGCTGGTGGCCGCGGCGATGCTGAACTCCCAGCCCGTGCCATACGCAGTGCCTGTTACGTTCGCGCCCTCGCTTGCCGTGTTAGTCCGCAGCCAATAGGTCAGCGTGTAATCCGAACTGCTAACCGCATTGCCCAGATTGTCCACGCCCTGAACATCACGCCACTGGATCGTGTCGCCTGCTCTGATCTCGCTCGGGATGTTCACGGCCTACCAGTTGCTGACGAATCCGGGCCCTGCCGCAGACGGCTGTGGCTTCCTTGATCTTAGCGGCGCTTTCTCGCTGCCTTCTACCTGCGCACGCAACTGCTGCCACATCGTCGCGCGGTTGTATTTCCTGTAAGTCAACTGCAATGCCGCATACGCATACACCGCACAATCCAGTGCCTCATTTCGTGCGCCTGATTTCTTCACCCACTCACGAACTGGGAAGCCCCCGCGGTTGTATCGCAGCGCCTGCTTCTCCGCTGTTAGCTGCTTGAAATACTCCTCATCAGCAGCCATGCCAAATCGCAATCCACCAGGCCCATCCTCGTTGTGCTTCATCCTCCCGAACAGCGTCGTCTTGATCGTGTCGCTGCCGACGCTGAACAGCGTCACACCACGCTTCACGATCCGACCCTTCCAGTTCACATCCACCTTGTTGCCCTTGCTAACCGCAGCACTGCCCCGCTTGCTGCTGCCCTTGATCGCCACCACACCCTGCCGCACACGATCACGCACATAGTTGTAGACCTCATGCGTGCAGTGGCCACCAGAGTCCACCGCGATCTGACTCAGCTTCAACTCACGCCCGCCCTCACCTCGCCATCCAGTAGCAATCACCTGATCCAGCTGCGCCCATACCTCCGTCTGCGTCGGGTCGCCCATCAACTCTTGGTGCCACACCAGCCAGCCAGTCTCGCCCTCGCCCCATCCCCACACGCTCACTGCCAGCCTGTTGTCTTGCACGTCAACGCCAGCGGTCAGCAGCAGCACGCCATCAGGGCAGGTGCCAGGTTCATACGCAAATCGCTTGGCCATCAAGCCATCAGCACTCACCTTGCTCGCATAGTCCTCCTCCCACGTCTCCGCCAAACGGGTGTTCACGAAGCTCTTCAGCATCGGCGCATCAGCCTTCGCTCGCAGGAAGTCGTCCACCATGTCCGCCCAGCTCAGCCAGCCCAGCGGTGAATACAACCCGCTCAAATGGAAGCCAGCCGTCTTGCCATCGCTTGGCGCTGTCGCCCTCCACTCACCCTGCCGCAGCAACGCCGGCTTGTGGATCTCAGCGAACCGCTCGTGGCAGTGCTCGCACTCATACATCACAGTTGATGGATCATCGTTGTGCCACTTGAGCTGCGCCCACTTCAGCCATTGCATCTCTCCACAACTCGGGCACGGCACATAGAACCTCCGCTGGTCACTCCGCTGATACTCCGCCTCGATCCGGCTGAAGTCCTTCACGGTCGGCGTGCTAGTCAGCAGGATCTTCCGCCGCGCAAATGTCGTCGCCCGCTTCTCCGCCAAACTCACCGGGTCGCCCTCGCCATCTACATCAGACGGGAACGCATCCACCTCATCCATAAACAGGTAGCGGCACGGGGTTGAGCGCAGGCCGGTAGAGCTGTTCGCTCCGGTGAGCAACATCAAGCCACCAGGAAATTCCTTGGCAAACATCGTGTTTCCGCTGTCACGGCTCCTGGCCGGCGCAATCCGCTCCGACAAGCAAGGCGTCTCAGTGATCAGGCTCTCCAGCCGCTGTTTGCTCAGCCTCTTGGCCATCTCCACCGTGGGTTGCACCAGCAGCATCGGCCCCGGCGCGTGCGCGATGACGTAGCCCAAGAAATTGCTTCCGGCTTCCGTCTTGCCCGTCTGCGCCGCGAACATCATCACCACCCGCTGCACGCTGCTGGTCGTGCTCAGGCAGTCCATCGGCTCGCGCAAGTAAGGAGTCCTTCCCGTCCGCCACGGTCCAGGTTCCGCGCTGGCCTTGCTGCTCAGTCGCCGGTGCTTATCAGCCCACTCACTCACTGTCAGCGGAGGCTCAGGCCGCAGGCCGTCCATGAACGCCGCGCGCCAGACAGTCACCCCTCCACCTCCATCAATGACACCAGCGCATCACGGTGCTCATCGCTCAGCAACTGATGGATCACCACCGGATCAGTCTCGCCAGCCAGTTGGTGACTCAGCCGGTCCGCCAAATTACTCAGCGCCTCACGCACGCTGCGCCCAACCTGAAACGCGCTTTTCTTCACCTCATCAGCAGGCACCAGCTCGCCACGTTGTTGTGCCACCTGTAACTTCGCCAGCTCCGCCTGATAGTGCTCACGCCGCGCACGGCTTTCATTGAGATCCGGGATCGCATCATCAGGCAACGCATTGACCCGTGCCTTCAACTCACGCTCATCAGTAGGCGGAGGCGCCTCCGCATCATCCGCTTCATCCACCTTCGCGTTGTTGTTCTTCAGCGTGTTCTTTCGCCATAGCTCCAGCGCAAAGTCGCGGTCGAGCCATTTCTTCCCGTCCTTCTCAACC